GTCCGCTTCGGCGCGTTTGAGGATGTCGTCGGCAAAGCCGAGTTCCACGGCCTTGCGGGCGTCCATCCAGGTTTCCGCGTCCATCATGTGCGACAGGCGCGCGCGGGAGAGATTGGTCTTGATCTCATAGGCGTTGATGATGCTGTCCTTCACCTCGGAAAGCATGGCGATGGCTTTTTCCATCTCCGAAGCATCACCCATCGCTACGGTGACCGGGTTGTGGATCATCATCATGGACACCGGGGATACCAGCACCTTCGTTCCCGCCATAGCGATCACCGAAGCCGCCGATGCAGCGATGCCGTCGATCTTGACCGTGACGCTGCCCTTGTAATCCATCAGCATATTGTAGATTTGGGCCGCAGCTACACAGTCGCCGCCGGGCGAGTTGATCCACACGACGATGTCGCCCTCGCCGGCGTTCAGTTCGTCTTTGAAGAGCTGGGGCGTGACGTCGTCGTCAAACCAGCTTTCCGACGCGATGGTGCCGCTGAGGAACAGCGTCCTTTCCGTCGCCGGAGTCCCGTCCGCCTGATTCGTCACCGTCCTGTTCTTCCATTTCCAGAACTTCTTCATCTGAGTCCTCCTTTCCGGGTTGTGTATTCGCAAAAGCTCCCGCATTTGCCAGCGGGAGCATATTGCCGTTGATAAGGTAAAGGTCTCCGCCTTCCTCGGCGGGGATGCGGTCGAGGTTTTCCAGTTCACGGATGTCGTTGGCGGACATCCAGCCGTTCTGCCTCGCCGTGGCGTAGCCGCTCATGCGGCTCTGATAGTCACCGCGGAGGAGACCCTCCACGTTGAACTTCACGAAATACTCCTTCTTCTCGCCCGGCGACAGTAGCGTTCTCTGAATGGACTGCTCCCAGCGGATCACCCAGGGGTCGAGGGTGTATTTCACGAACTCAAGGGACTGCTGCTCAATATTAGAAAAGCTCGACTTTTCCAGGTCCGCCAGCATATGCGGAGGCACACGGAAAATTCGAGCGATCTCATTGATCTGGAACTTGCGCGTCTCAAGGAACTGCGCCTGTTCCGGGGATATGGAGATGGGCGTGTATTTGAGTCCCTCTTCCAGAACGGCGATCTTGCCGCTGTTCTGGGAGCCTCCGAACTGGCTCATCCAGGACTCCCTGACCCTCTGCGGATCTTTAATCGTGCCGGGGTGTTCAAGAACGCCGCTCGGAGCCGCCCCGTTGGCGAAGAACTTGCTGCCGTACTCCTCTGTGGCGATGGCGAGACCGATGGCGTTCTTCGCCATTGCGATCGGACTGTATCCGACGAGACCGTCGAAGCCCAGTCCGGGGATGTGAAGCACGTCGGGCGGACGCAGGATCACGGTTTCATTTCTGCCTCCGGCTTCGTCTGTGGAGCGCTGATACTGGTAGTACAGATGACCCCGCTCGTCACGGTCGACCGTCATCTTGTTCGGCATGAGCGGATAGACGGCGATGACCTCGCCGCGCCCGTTCCGAATGATCTGGGCGTAGGCGTTGCCCCACAGGAGCAGGTGCGTCATAAGGGTCTCGCGGAATACGAAGGAACTCATCTCCGGGTTCGGCTCATCGTGAAGCAGCTGATAGAGCGGATGGTCGATGGCTTTTTCCTTGCCGCCGTCCGCCCGGTATCTGTACACGTGCAGCGGCAGACCCGCGATGGCTTCCGCGAGGATGCGGACGCAGGAGTAGACCGCCGTCATCTGCATGGCGGAGCGTTCGGTCACTACTTTGCCGGAGGTCGTGCCGCCCAGGTAGAAAGCGTATCCGCTGCCGGCTGTTCTGTTCTGAGGCTTGTCTCTCGATTTGAACAAACCGCTGAAAATACTCATATCGCTCACCGTCCTTTACAAAAATAAAAGACCGCGCGTGTCGTACACGCTCTCGGTTTGGTCAGCGCCGCATCGAATGGCGCGGTCAAGAGCCATGATGGCCGCTATGGCTCCGTCGATCTTTTCCGTGGATTTCTCCTTGTCCGCCTTGATGTTTCCGGCGGGATCGGTGCGGATGTAGATGTTGTCCATCATCCAGCGAAGCACGGGATGTCCGCCGTGGGCGATCTTCTGCTCCAGCGTCAGCTTCATCAGCTCCTTGGTGGGCGGACTCATGTCTTTGAAGCCCTGCCCGAAGGGAATGACCGTGAAGCCCATGCCCTCGAGGTTCTGCACCATCTGCACGGCTCCCCAGCGGTCGAAGGCTATCTCCCTGATATTGAATCTCTCGCCGAGGCTTTCTATGAACTTTTCGATGAAGCCGTAATGCACCACGTTGCCTTCGGTCGTCATGATGAAGCCCTGCCGTTCCCACAGATCGTACGGAACGTGGTCGCGTTTCACCCTTAAAGGAACGGTCTCCTCAGGGATCCAGAAGTACGGGAGTATGCTGTATTTGCCGTCGTCATCCTCCGGAGGGAACACCAGCACGAACGCCGTGATATCCGTCGTGCTTGAAAGGTCGAGTCCGCCGTAGCAGACCCTGCCCTCGAGCTCGTCCTCCGAAGCCGGGAAAGCGCAGGCGTCCCATTTCTCCATGGGCATCCATCTTACCGACTGCTTCACCCACTGATTGAGCCTCAGCTGCCGGAAAGCGTTCTCCTCTCCGGGGTTCTGCTGAGCGGAAAGACAGGCCGCCTTGACCTTGTCTATCCCGACCGTAATGCCGAGCGAGGGGTTTGCTTTCTTCCACACCTTCGGATCCGTCCAGTCCTCTTTTTCGTCAGCGCCGTAGATGACGGAATAGAAAGTGGGATCCACCTTGCGGCCCTCCTGTATGTCGATGGCCTTCTGATGGACCTCCCAGCAGATAGAGTTGGTATCGTTGCCCGCCGTCGTAATAAGGAAATAAAGCGGCTGCATCCTCGCGTCGCCGGAGCCCTGTATCATAACGTCATAGAGCTTCCTGTTGGGCTGGGTATGCAGCTCGTCGAAAATGACGCCGTGGGTGTTGAAGCCGTGCTTGTTGGCGACATCCGCGGAGAGCACCTGATATGAACTGTTGGTGGGCTTGTAAACGAGCTTCTTCTGCGACTCGAGTATCTTTACCCTCTTCGCGAGAGCCGGGCAGAACCGCACCATATCGACCGCGACGTCAAAGACTATCTTCGCCTGGTTGCGGTCGGCAGCGCAGCCGTAGACCTCCGCGCGCTCCTCGCCGTCGCCGCAGGTGAGAAGGAGCGCTATCGCCGCGGCGAGCTCCGACTTGCCCTGTTTCTTGGGTATCTCCACGTAGGCGGTATTGAACTGCCGGTAACCGTTTTCTTTGAGGATGCCGAATATGTCCCTTACGATCTGCTCCTGCCAGTCGATGAGCTCGAAGGGTTTACCCGCCCACGTTCCTTTTGTATGGCAGAGGGACTGTATGAACGCTACCGCGTAATCGGCGGCAGCTTTATCGTAGTGCGAGGTTTTGGCCATGAACCTCGTAGGGGTGTA